TAACAGTTGCATCATTGACAATTTCGCCCCATTGAGCCGTTGTGCGTAGACCTTGAGCCAATAAATCATCGGCAGTAAGCACTAAAGGTATGGCCGTAATTCTTGATGAATAATCGTCATAATGTAATTCGCCACATCCGCATTCCCATAAAATGCCTCGTCCCGAGTTAGCAGCTGCTGTAGTTAATGAGTAAGCATCAGTTGCCCCACTGCTATAAGCCTGTAGTTCATAAGCCCCCGGAACATCTACATTGCTTACTAAATTATCAACTAATGCTTGGCCCACTGCGTCGTAAGAATCCCAAGTCGCGCCAACTGGCAAATTTGCCCAAGTGAGAGTTGGTGATACGTCATCCCATTCGGTTAAAAAAGCCTCAGTTAAAATGTTAAGTATTCGTGTTCCATCGTTTTCTTTTGCGTAGCCAGAAGTTCCAACCAGTCGGCGGTTGAGTTGAGCCAATGGCCCAACGGCAGTAATGCTGTATACGGCAACTGATCCATCTGATCCGTAAGCATTTAGGCTTATGTCAATGTCTGAAATAGTTCCATAAAAGATTTCCTGTGTGCCTGATGTACCTTTTTGAATGGCAATAGATACTGATTGACTTAAGGCGACATCTAATGGTTCACTGGCATCTGTCCAAAGACTGATGGAAGCAAAACCGGGCTGTGGCTGCTCGGTTACGTCATTGCGCCCACTTCGTATTGAAATTGATGAGATTGTTTGATCTGCGTAAGTAGTAACCCCACCAAAGGTCACTGTGGGGTATGGCTCATAATCGGTCACAGTGTTGCCCCTACAAGGTTGATAGCCCCTGTGCGCCTTGAGGAGTTTTGTAATAGTCGTTCAATGCTACGGCGAGCAGACTCACCGTCAATGACACCGTTCATGATTATAGTTACGCCAGAGCCCCCAGAGTCCGGGCGAATTGAACCCGAGCCGCTTGGCACAAATAATTCAGGGCCGAATTCGCCTACACGGTAAGCACCGCCACCCATTACCGAGCCACCAGCTGCGCGTGAACCATCGGTCATTGTTCCTCGAACTGACTCTGGCACGCCTAAGAAATCTTGGAATGAACTTTCAGCTTCTGCAATAAACTTTAAGGCGGTTTTGCCTTTTCGGTAAGCATCAGCGATTGCGTTGATTCCATTTGCAACATTCGTCAAAGCACCAGCCAGAGTGTTCAAAGTGCTTTCGGCATCCTTGTCATCGTTTAATGCATTAAACAAAGCACCAAAAGAATCTGCTAACGCTTTCAAAGATTCGCCTAGGGTATAACCGCCAGTTTTCTTTGAAGTCAATTCTCTTTGCATCATGCCGACTTTGCCAGTTAGACCAGATTCTTCGGTTTCACCTGCAAAGCCCTTGGCTACTTCATTAACCATCTCTAGCAATTTGCCGAGTGGATCAAGCAACCTTGCACCGGCTGATTCTTTTAATTCACCTAAACGCTGATTAACAATGTCCAATTTGCCCTGATAGGTATCGGCATAAGCTGCTGCCTGACCACCAAACAATTTGCTAAGTTCATCTGTGATGTCTTTGAAATTGCCTGTCTTTAAAATTGCATCATCTAAAGGAATGCCCAAACGCCTTAGCGCACCTTCATTGCCGTCGTATGCTTTACCCAGTGCGCCAGTGACGGCCTCTAAGTCTTTTCCAGTTCCTCTGGCAATGTCCATGGCAAGATTTGTAAGTCTTTGGGCTTCTTCAACATCGCCTGTGCTTCGAGTCAATCGACCTAGTGAATCTCTTAATTGATTGTCACTAAATCCGCTAGCAAACTGCATTTTTTCAATCCATTTATCGATTGATGCAATTACTGATTCATCCACCACGCCAGCGGTGTCTTTTAATGTTTCCCTAAATCTTTTTTGGTTAACTTCATCTTCGGCGTATGCCTTGACAGCATCTTTAGCAAATACCAAAGCCATTGCACCAACGGCAGCAGTGACCAATCCAATGGACTTTGCCATCTTTCGGCCGTTGCGCTTTAAATTCTTTTCAAACTTATTTGTATGATCATCTGCGCCAGCGATGCCACGGCTGAAATCACTAACATCAGCTAGTAAATTGAGTTTAAGCGTTCTCACATCAGCCATTTTGATCCCATACCTTAATCACATGTTTGTCAACGGCTTGTTTCCAACGCCTAGTCAATTCTGGTTGTATTCTTTTCAGTGTTGCAAAGATTCCATAGCCAACATTTCCACGACCTGCCGATGGCGAACGATCCGGGAAACGTCGGCCACCATTTTCAAAAGGTGCTGGCCCACCAAATTCTGAACCAAACAACACTTGACCTGATACGGCTCCGCCACCAAATCGGCCTTTACTGCCACCGATAGTGACATTTGGTATGCGATCCTTGTTGGCTCGAATAGTAGCTGCGACCTTTTGGGCTTGGGCTGGGTATGGGTTCATGGTGTAACTGGATTGCATTTCTGTTGCTGACCATGCGCTGATCGATGTCACTTCGTCTTTTAAAGATTGCTTACTATTTTCATCCATCTTGCGAAATGCTTTGTACAAACCACGCAGATCACTTTGATCGGGTTGGATTTTGACTGTTACTTTTTCAGCCATGATTTCCATTCCTTTCTGTAATCAGCGTTAGTGCTGTGTTGATGTCTGCGAGTGACCATTGATACAAATCAGATAATGGAATCCCGGTGACAACTGCTATTCTGACGAGTCCGTCAGCGAGTTCTCTTTTGGGCTTTCCTCGACCACCTCAAAGGTTTCAAACTCATTGGTGACCCATGCTTGCTGACTAGGTAACTTGGTATGCCCTTGGGCCTTAGCGGCCTTGTAAAGCATGCAGGTTATGACATCCAGCGAGCCTTGGCTCATCTTTTCTGCCGCTTGGCTGACTGTGTAACCGAGTTCTCTTTCAATCTCAATCCACAACCAAGCGTTCTCATCACTCACTATGTAGTTGTTGCCCTGTTTTGTTGTAACTGTGTATTTCATAATGGTTGCCCTGTTCTATTCGTTAAGCCCGAGAGACTGTTCCATCCTCGACTACAAAGGATAGCGAGGTGGTCAGTACGTCAGTGGCCGCGCCACCAACGGTTGGGAACACTGGGAATACTGATCCAGTAAATGTGTCGCCGTTTACATCAAATGAGAATGCCAGCGATGTATCAGGTGCAGTGTTGGCCGCATCCCAAAGCGCGCTGATGATTCCAGCTGATGATGAGTCGTCTAGGTATAGTTCCACATTTAGTGTGGCGGTCTTATCAACGGTCTTGTAAGCGCGACCCGATAGGACTTCAAGTACCTGCTGGTTGTTTTCGCGTTCCAGAGTTACTGTGCTTGCTTGGTCAGCGTAAGACACCGAGTTGATGCTCAGGGTCAGATTCCGACCAGTTATGTATGTTGCTGGCATGACTTGCCTTTCTAGTTGGTTGTGACCATCTCGATGTTGAGTTGGCTGATAAGCATGTCGGCGTTTCCGATTTGCTGGACTGTGGGTTGTGACCATCCACCCAAAAACGAGATGTTATTGGCTAGTAGGTCGGTTACTGAAAAGATTAAAGTTTCCAAATTTTTTAAGGCTGCTTGATTGTCAGCTGCATTAACGATCACTGTAATGTCAAAGCGCACATTGCAACGAGCGCCACCAATGGCACCAACTGTGATGTACGGCGAACCCGGCACGAGCACAATGGCAGGTGGAGTGATGTTCTCATTTGGGTATGCGTAAACAACCCGACCAGCAGCTGCGAGAGTTGCGGCAAGGTTAGCCCGGTATGTTGCTAGATCAGCCAAGGTAGCCTCGGGTGTCTAGGTGCTTGCCAAGTAGGCCAGATACACGAGTAAGCATTGAACGGCCTAGGCGGTACGGTGCTGGACTTTGGAAGTCAACGCCTTGTTGGCCTAGTGTGCCTGTACGGGTGATCCAGATGTCGCATGCTACGGCTAGAGCGGCTTCTCGGACTTCTGGTGTGGTGTCATAAAGAGTGGCTTGGCTAGTTAGCACTGCTCGGCCACTTGGAATAATTTGTTTTTTAATGATGTCTGCATTTGTGATTGCAGCTGTAAAATACGGTACTTCGTAAGCATCGTAGCCAGACTCTAAGACTGTTCGAGATCCATCAAATGGTGCGCCACATTTACTAACAGTTAATGCTTGGCCAGTTACAAAAGTATTTTCAAAACAATAAAAGGTCGCCACATTGTCTTTTAATTTAACTGATCTAACTGCGACATCATCAAAAATCAAATAGGACAAAATTATGTTTTCGGCAGAATCGGCAACGGCTTGAACGATTGCATCAGCGTATATATCGCCAATACCTAATACTGCTTTGAGTTCACTCAAAGTGATTAGTGCCATTGTCTTTTCCTAACTTGTAAGTGTGTGGGGGGCACAGGGCCGCACCCCCCACACTTCTAACTTGGGGTTCTAGCTCTGTTGGTAAACGCGAACGCCCAAAGGCTTCTTAAGTGCAAATGCGCCGTAGCCGTAGATTGCAACTTCAATTTGGCCTGAACCAATGACGTTGACCTGTACCTGACGGGTTGGGGATTCGTACCAAGTAGCAGCTTCTGGTGCAACAAGGATCATGCCCTCATCGCCACCTGCACCGATGTGTGGATCTACATATAGGTTTGTGCCTAATACAGTTCCTACGATGCTTGTTGGGCCTACGTTGCCTGATGCGTTTTGTGGTGCAGCGGCGTTGTAAAGTGGGCGATCTGCGCCGTCTTGGTAACCCATGATTGCAGCCCAGTTTGTGGTGTTAGCAATCAAGTTACGAGCAAAGTTGCCTGAACCTGCGTATGCGGCAGCGGCTTCCGTTGAGATGAATGACTGTAGGCCATCAGCTGATCCTGCTACTGCTGTTGCATCAGTTCCGCCAAGTAGGCCGGTTACTACTGCAAGGTCAGTTGCCTTTGCGTAAGCTGCGGACATTTCGCGTAGCAATTCCTCTAGGAATGCTGGCGATGAACGGTCAATGAGTTCCCATGACACGATCGATGCGCCAGCGAACTTGTTAACATTTACAGTAAGGAAATCCGAGGTCATCGGAGTACCAACTGGGTTGCCTTCCTCATTAACGTCAGCAACAGATGGTGCTTGTGTCAATTTTGGAATTGTAAAGCTCATGCCTGATGCTGGCAATGCGCCACTTGAAATTGCATCAATGGATGGGCGGCCAACAATAGTTGTTGAGATAAATTCGTTTAAATGCGGTGCAAGTGTTAGACCAGTGTTAGTGGTTGTTGACTCGTCAGCTGCACGAACGTATGAACGGGATTCATCGTTACCCATAGCAGCCTTGATGCTGTGTTCTAGGTAGGATGATCCATTCACGATTGGTGAACGCGGCTTGGTATAAGCCACTGGTGCGGCAGCCTGAACAACCGCGCTGGCGGTTACTTCATCGGCCGCTGGGGCGGTGTTTTCGGTTTCCACAATGTTCTCCTGTGGTTGTTCCTCGGCGGCTTGTTCCGCTTCGGGAGTTTCTGGGGTTTCCTCGGTTTCAGTAGCTGCTACCTGAGAAATCTGCGCATCCTTAAATGCTGGGTTTGTTACATGGGCTACGGCTTCGAGATTTGCTGCACTCACTACCATCACGCCTTTCTCTATTGTGTATTCATTAACGCTGGCTTCGATGCTAAATGCCGGGCGCAATCCCTCTGATGCTTCTACTAACGCATCATTGCCAGCATTAGTAGGGGCAATTTTGAATGCCATGGAAATTCCTGCGGGAGTTATTTTTTCAGATCCAGCGACTCCGCGACCTAGGGGATCAGTTCTTGAATGTTCTTTATTAAGTACGATTTGGCTTGCATCTACATCGCCAAATGCGCCAAAGTCAAAACGTACTGGGCCAGCGGATGTGTTGCCTACTTTGCCAAAAGGTACTACAAGTCCCTCAATAGTCCGGGTTACTGTGTCAGCTGCCAAGATTTGGCCGTCAAAGTTAATTTGCATTTGTTTCATTTCCTCTCGGCGCAAGATCCATTTCCTCACGCGCTTCATCAACGCTGATTAGTCCTGCATCAAGCATTTTGGTTAGGACTTCAATTTGCTCTAGTGGGTTTCCGCGTAGGTAATCATCTAAATCAAATTTAACAATTTGCCCTCTTGGAGTGATGTCATTCATGGTCAATCGCTCTGATATACAAGCCATGTATGGCTTCAAACTAAAGTCAACAAGGCTTCTACGCTCTTGGCTTACGTTTGAATAAGTCGCGCTGGCACTTTCGGCGTTTATGTACCATGCAGGGATGTTGCATAGTCGGGCAATTTCTGCGGCTGTGTTCAAACGTGATTCAGTAAGTTGCATTTGTCCGGCATCATAGCCAAAAGTAGTTACATCTAAAGGCCCTGATAAGTAAGCGGTGGATCTTTGCGCCCGGGCTGTTTTCCATGATGCAAGCAAACTTGATACCTGCTCTGGCGGTAGATCAACGCCAGTATTCTTGATAACCATTGTTGGATTAGGCTCTTGCGCCATACGGTTGACGGCCTTTTCAAGTTCCAATGCAGTAAGGATTGTGCGCCCGCCGCGTGAAAGTAATCCCTCATCAATACCGCTAAACATAATCAATGATCCAACGCCAGTAATTGGGCAAAGGTTTCCATCTAAGTAAAAGCCATTAACAATTTCATCAGTCATTGTGTCAGTTGTGAAAGTAACACGAGTTGGATCAATTCTGCGAGCTTGTGTTGGTCGGTTATCCTCTGGATCAACTGCAAGCACTAACCAGAACGCATGTCCCCTAAATAGGATGTCCTCTACGGTCCAAATCATAGTCACAATTCGTGGCAATGCTGGATCAGGCTGACGCAAGATTGTGCGGCCCTCTACCTTTGCGCCTGTAATTTCGTTGTAAGAATGTAAGCCCAATTCGCCAATAGTTCCTGCAATAATGTTTCTTGCTCGGGCTACAGCTGGGACTTGCATAGCATCGGATCGGCCAACTCTTATTAGATTTAATGGTGACCATGCATCTTGGTAATACGGCACATGTATGTTGGCTGGACTTAATGCTCTAGCGTTTACATCTGATTTTTCTGGTGTTGTACCCAGTAAGAAATCAATAAATCCCATAGTTCATTATCTCATAAATGTGTGACATACAAGCATCTGGTGCGCGTGTCGGGAAGTGCGTGGGCTAGTGATAGGAGTGACTAACCCACGCACAAGGTACTGCCAAGTAGACCTTAAGAACTAATGATAGTCACAGTCTGCTGTGGCGCACAAGCATGACCTGCCGCCATTACTAATGCCACTGCAGCTGTGATTGGTACTTGCGCTGCTCTACGCGCAATACGCCAGCCACCATCACTTGCTGGCCGTCTAGCACATGAAACTAAATGACTATGTAATGTCGGTTGTCCGGGATGAATGAATTTGCCTGACTGCATTGCATTGAGTGTTTGATCGCAGCTAATGGCAAAGCCTGCCGATGCCCATGGAGTTGGCTCGGTTGCAACCCCTGCTTGAGCAAGTCTTGGTGCAATGTAGCCAGCAGTATTTGGATCATAGGCAAGTTTTCTAGGTCTGTATCTACGAGCAAGTTGGGCAATCTCGCCAGTAAGTTCTAAGTCATTTATTCCGCCATCTCTTTTCCATTCATGTAGGAATACTGCTAAACCCTCTGGGCGCTCTTGGATAGTAACTAGGCAGGCAATTTCTCTATTGAAATTAAGGTCTATAGCCATCCATGTAGGTAGTTCATCCTCTAGGGCTACATCTGTCTCGCCAGCATTCCACATGTCCATTGGCCATGGTGAATCAATGGCATCTACCCACATGCACAAGGTCTCTGTTTTAAATGCATCCTTGGTATCAAAGATTGATGCATCCTTAATGTTTTCTTTTGTGATTGTGTGTCCCATTGCAGGATTAGCCATTGCCCATGCCTTTTCATCATTTACATCTGACCCGGCAGGGGCGCTGTATTCGTAGTAACCCATTCGGCTGGATTCAAAGGTCAAGGCTCTACGTCTTTGTTCATTCAAAACATTGCTATTGAGATCGCCAGCATTGGATGTCCAAAACACTTGAGCATTTGGTCTCGCTCGGGTAATCGGGGTAACGGCTGCCCAAGTTGCTTCATCAATTTCACGTAACTCATCTACATAAAGCAGATCGGCTGTAGAACCACGTGGGCCCTCGCTAGTTGCAGCTCTAATTGCATACTTTCGGAGTCGCTCACATTTACTTGTACAAGATTTTGGGTAATGGTGGCAGTACACCTCAATTTCCTCTTGGCCGTTAGTCCGGGACACTCGCTTAATGCGCTTACGCATCCAGTCAAGGCTCTCTGCCATGTCTACGGTTTGTTTGAAAGTATCCAGTGATAGTTGGCGTGTCTGTGACATGGCAATAATGCTTTTCTCACCAAAGATGTACAGGCCAGCCAGCATTCTCATACGCATCATGTGAGTCTTGCCATTCTGGCGAGCAACTAACACACCTACTTGAGACCTTGCCCATGTGCCATCTGGATTTACTTTTAAGGCATCATCTAAAACATGTTCCTGCCAAGGCAGTAATGGAACACCTAACTCATCAGCCAGTTGGCTTACTAGTGGCCCTGCGCTGGGCAGTTTTAGCTGGGGGCTTTGGATTCTTGGTTTTGACAAGCCGTAGGAAGTCTCCGACATAGGCTGTTCCATCATGTTCCTCTTGTTTACTGGCAGTACGAGTCTCCACTGTTAGGTGGAGTTGTTGCAACACAGTTAAGAACTTACCAGATAGGGCTGTTATGTCTTTGAGATCAGCGCCCATGTCAAAGGCCGTATCTAAGGCCGTAGCCATGCGCCGGGCGAGATGCACAGCAGCTGAATCAGTAGCAGAAATAAAATTTGAGGCTGCCAAAGCCGATTCCAAGTATAGGTAGATACTCATTGGTCGTACCTCTGGCACATCTGTTTTCTTTTGGGTCATGACTTAGGCCTTTCGGTTGTTGGTGGGTCAAATCTGGTCATTAGGGGAGAGATTCCTGC